CCAGTATGCAGAAGCGCCTTAATAACGGTTGGCCATTAGAGAAAGCCTTCTCAAAAGAAAGGCACGATGGCCCAAAACTTTATACTTTTGAAGACAAAACAATGTCTTTGACAGCGTGGGCCGATTACCTAAAAATTAAACGGACCACGCTGGAGACACGGCTTCGGAAAGGATTGCCGCCAGAAAAAGTTTTCTCTAGCGAAAAAAGAAATCGTTGGGTTGCTTAGCGTGCCGGTGCGGCAGGAGCTTGTGAGGGCAGTTTATCTTCTGGCTTAACAAAGTCAAACTGCCCAGTCTGGATAGCTTTTAAAGCATCGGACAGTGAGATATCGCCTTTCTCCACACCGGCCAGGATAAGACGCTGACGCATATCCGACTGACGAGCATCCTCACGTTCTTGTCGAGCACGCTCTTCAGATTGTTCGTTACGAGCCCGCATATCTTCCAGCACTTGGAAGATAAAACGATCACCGGCCATCCGAGGATCATCGACACCACGGCCCGGTAAAGGGTAGCCTTGATAGCCTTGCTTAAAGGCGACGGCTGCCTCAACGATAGGGGCAAGTTTGCCAGCGATATCGTTTAAGCGGCCAAGGAAGCCGAGGTTCGAGTCGGCTTGCACCGGCTCGGAACCCATCGACACACCATAAGCACGAGCATCGCGAGGATCTGCTTCTCCAGAGTAGTCATAACTCCGAGGAGCCATTAAAGGTGCAGCCATACGCTTACCTAAATCGACGCAGATCCTGCAGTTATTTTACTATCAATAGCCGGCGTACATTGCTGCACGCGGTGCTTGAGTACGAATAAAATCCTGCACCCGCTGAAGATTGGGTTGGACATTAGGCGTTGTTGCGTACTTCAAGGCTTGAGCTTCTTGAGTTCCCTTAAGAGCGGCGTCTGCTGTAGCTTCAGCATTGCCCACAGCGTTTGCGGCTGTCTCCGAACCCATAGGGGTAGTCACAACAGTGGTCGTAATGGATTCAGAGCTTTGCTGATTAGCTGCTGGGTTAACCAGTTGACGACGCTGATATTCGTAAGCTAGTGCAGGGTTTGCTTGCGCCCAGCTAGCCAGTTGACTGCCGACAGCAGAAGACTGACCACCCATGTAGCGCATGAGTTCCCGACGCTTATCAGCGGAGCCGGCGTAAGCCTGACGCGCAGCGTAGTAATCCTCAATGCTCTTATAACGCTCAGGGCTCATGGGCTCTGTGGCGCGTTGAACTGCGGCAGCAGCTGGTGCGTTCTGAGCAAGAGCAGCGCGAATGGCGCTTTCACGCTCAAGGCCACCGCTAGTGATCACGGGGGCGGGAGCCGTGGGGTCGATGTTGCCAGGAGCAGGAGGGTTCGGAGGTGCTACAGCGGGAGCTCCCTCGCCGAGAGGAGTTCCGTCTGGCTCAGTAAATAAAGGGGCATTCACCGAAGGAGGCAAAGGCAGCTCAGGAGGTGCACCAGCAGTCGTCTCGCCAGTGCGATTCCCACCCATCGACATGCCTGCGATACCGGCACCGAAGAGACCTAAACCGGCTGCACCTGTAGCAGCACGGAACGCAGGATTATTAAGAAGAGCACCGAGATCAACAAGCTCGGCACCGCTCGCGGCGTTACGAGCGAAAGCCATTGCGGCTGCTGGATCCACGGGGGCGGGACCTGCATCAGGGCCGAATGCAGGACGGGGAGCAACAGGACCTAAGTCAGCCGCTTCACGGACCATTGAAGTGCCGATACGCTCTTGCACTTCCTTGGGAAGTTGACGGATGAGTTCTGGACGCATCCGGAACCCACCGCTCCAAATATCAGGAGCGTTATCCAGGAAAAAAGAACCTTGAACACCTGCAGCTTCCGAAGGCCCCTGCATAGGTGCGCGACCAGGACCTTGCAACGCAGGAGGATTAAAAACTTCTAAGTTTGCCTGCGAAGCGACAGGACCACTGCGATAAGGTTGGCCACCAATTGGAGTACCTTCTGGGCGAAGGGCTCCTTTAGCCGTGGTGAACTCAGTGGTCGAACGTGCCCCAGAAGGGAAACGGAGATCAAGCTGGCCTTGAACAGGAGTACCCGTCATCGAAGGCCCTTGCATCGGAGCACGTTGAGCTCCCTGCATTGTGGGTTGAGTGATTAAATCTTCAGTGAACTGAGTGCGAGTAGTAGGAGCAGCTGCAGGAGCCTGAGTCCTTACAAGTTCGCCGCCGCGAGTGCGCGGACCTTGGAAAGGCTGAGTGACAAGAGTATTGGTTGGACGTGCCCCCACAGGCGCTGCGGGATTGTTTGCACCAGGACCGAAAGCGGGTTTAGGTGCTTGACCTAGCTGGCGGGAAGTTTTAACTTCTAAAGTTCCAAGCAACCCCGGACCAGGTTGGCTGGGAACTGAAGCGCCCATCTTACGGAGAGCGTTAGTGGTGTTTTCTACCAACACCCGATCACCAGTTTGCAGGACCATCGGCAGAACCCGCTCTGCAAGATCCTGAGCAGATTGAATGCCAAGCTTCTTGGCAAATCCGAACGCCTTCCCGAATAAGGACATAATTTAAAACGCCCGCTAGAACTGATGATTCTTAAGTCACAGTTTAGCGCCAATTAGCATAAAAGTAGAGTCGGTCCGAACGCGAAACATCCGGGGGACCAGGGATAGCTTGTATAAACTCACCGCCGCTTCTTTCAAAGCGATAACGAGCTGCCACGGGGTCGCGATAGTTCGGCACGTAGAGCATGTGAGCTAAGCGCTCACACTCAAACTGATAGTTCTCTCTCCAGATACGTGCTGTTTCTCTCTTATCCTGAATGCTGATAGAACGAGACACGTCACCAAGAATTGTTTCTTGACGACTCGTAGCCCGCCCCGTGGCCAGCTCAGTTAAGCGTTCAGCTTCCTCGCAACGCTCAACCTGTTGAACAATCTTGTCGAAGTAAAACTCACTAGGGACGCTATTGCAAGCTTCTAATAACCTTGCGTAGTCTCCAGCAGGTACAGTTGCAATATTGTAACCTAAGTGATACGCAACACGACTAAAGTTAAAGTCGTCTAACGCGTACCCAAATACTTGTGCAGGGTTTCTAGTTAGCTGATTAACAGCCGAGTAGATTACTTCTCGTTTAGTGGCGTCAGTAGTTGTCGCCTGAAAAACAACACCCTGCTGAGCTAGATAAGACTGAATCTGCTCTAACTCATTCTGGCTCAGCTGCGCCACAACTAGAAACCCTTACATTTTTCTATTCTACGTACACAACGCCAGTAGCAAAAACTTCAGACCATTCGACCCTTTTAATGCTCTCTAATTGCTCAAGCTTAGTAAAACGTTCCCCAGGCAAAGACTGACGAAGTTCAACAATCTCTTTGGCTGTCTTCAAGCCAACGCCAGGCAGACATTGGGTTAAACCTTCAGGAGTCAGGTTATTAAGGTTGATGCGATTATCAACCGGAGGTAAAGGCTTAACTACAGCTACCTCTTCGCCATCTTTCTTGACTGTGCGGCGGCCACGGCGTGTTTGAACCGTATTACCAGCCGGTTTGGGGTCTAGATCTTCTTTAAACTCATCAACTTGATCTTTGTGAGCGAAAAAAACCTTACCAGTGGTGCTGGAGCGCACCATGAAGTACTCGCCGTCATCATGAGTAGAGATTACGTCGATCTTCACCCCACTGGGCTTATAAACTTTGGCGGACATCTGAAAAAGTCAGTATGTGAGCAGTAGTTTAGAGCAGATTAGCTCACTCCTCACGCATACGCTTAAGGTCTTTTTCGAAATTACCCAAAAACTCAGCTCGTTTCTCCCAGGTATCCCCGCCAGTGCACCCTTTTTTAGGGTTAATGCACTGAGGATCAGAGACACGGTTGCAAACTAATTCCGCAAGATCTAATTCATTACCTTTATAGCCAGTCTTCCAGTGGTGTACGCCGTTAAGCCACGTGGCGCCACATCTAGAACACTCTTTGCGCTCTAACTTAAGATCTGAAAGCTCCCGATCGTCCATAATCTGGATAAATACGGTGTGCTTTATTAACTCTGACAGCGGAATGAGCTAAATACTGTAAAAACTTAATTAAGAACAGGAAATAAAGACAAAAAAAAACCCCTTCCGAAGAAGGGGCCCCTGGTTTCGCAACCCGACTATATCAGGAAGGCGAGGTTGAGGTGTAGATCTGAGATTCGATGACACCTGCAGGCTGCAGAGCCAGATCAGAACGCTCGGGCGGTTGATCGGGAACGATCCAGCACACTTCGCAGATGGCAAGAGCTTTGTTCTTGCCGGACAGTTTGCCAGCACCAGCGCGGGGATCATAGATACCCGAACCTTGAGCCAGACCAGAAGCAGCAACGCCGCCCAGGTTGGTGGTGGTGAACAGCTTCCACTGAGTATCAGCAGTCAGAGCAGACAGGCTGCTCGAGTTGATGATGTTGGTGGAGCCCACACTACCGTTAGCGATGCGGCTGTTGGAGCCTGCAACGGTAGTACCGAACTGACCGGAAACCACAGTGGTGGTATCGCGGAGACCCTGACCCACGGCGGGGATCAGAGTCAGCTGAGGTGCAGAAGCACCACCGGCAACGCCGGAGCTCACCACATCGCCGCCGTCCACACGCAGAGAAGTGCGGTACACGAAAGCACCAGAAGGCACAGTGATGCCGTTGGTGATGTCGGCCCGGACGTCCTTGTGGAAATCAGGGGAAGGGATGATGACACTTGCGTTCAGGAAGGGCTGGTTAGCCCCGTTCTGACCGGAACCATAAGGCTGGGTGTAGTAATCCAGCTGGTTATTGGTACCAAGAGCCTGATAGCTCAGGTCAACGTAACCGATGGCTTGCTGAGCAATCCAACCGGGACGGAACACCACGCCCACAGGGCCACCAACGGGTTGGTTGGTGTAGCTCGTTTGAACGCCATTGGCGTTCTCGAACTGCATGGTTTTTTCTTCGTGCCAGTAACGAAGAACGTTGGTGTAGTTGCCGGGATAAATCTTGGCAACCGAGATCTGGTTAGGGTTGATCGTCATTGTTAGTTACCTCCTCAAGCGTCGAAAGAGTAACCAACGGTGACGAAGTCAGCATTCAGAAGTTCGAAACCTGCGTACAGGCTCCAAATCATCATGATGAAGCGGCTGAAGTCGTCGTTGTTGTTGAGGAGCACCTGGGCGTTGTTGCCACCGATGCCAACACCAACAGCCTGAGGACCAAAGAAGATACCAACGGCTGCGTTGTAAGCCTTGGTAACCGATGCGATGGTCGCGTTCTGGGTTTGAGTAGGCATGTTGGTGCTTTCGAAGAAGCGCACGCCTTCAAACACAAAGCCCGTGGGCATGATCGGCTCGCCAGCCACGAAGGTGGCTTGGCCGAAGCCTTGACCCATGTACAGGGCAGCGTTGGGCTGCATCCCGGACATGAGGGGGTTGATTTGACCGTTGCCAGGATAACGAGCAACCTCGCGGAAGTCGCTGTTCTGACGAAGGTGCATCAGGAAGGTCGGATCGCAAACGCAGCGATAGAAACCATCCTGGAAGGTAGGAGTGTTCCGCTTACGCAGGCTCTTCACCACGCGCAGCAGGTCATCCTTAACGTCGAACTTGGCTTGCTCGGCGTTGGTATAGGTCAGAGCACCAGTGGCCAGATCACCAGGGAAGTAATAACCGCCTTGGCTATCAGAGGCCTGACCCTTGGAAACAGCCTTCAGGAGTTCGTTGATGAACACCCGGTCGCGCCAACGACGATAGTCGTCGAGCAGCGTCAGGCTACCAATGGATTGGTGGAAGGTGGTGAGGTTGCCGGTATCAAGAAGCAGACGCTGAGCAGTGATCAGCGTTTCACGTGCAATCTTGAAAGTGCTGGGCTGAGTGGGATCACTCGGGTCAGCAGGGCCGGTGTACTCGCGAAGCGTCACGAGCACCTTATCCTTCACGATATTGCGGCTGTTAGCAGTACCGATGGTCTGCTCAGCAGTACGCTCGCGAGATTCTTTGGAGCCGGGGTTACCGAAGAAGCGGTAACGGTCAAGCTGCACAGTCTGGCCGGGTTGCTTCGAAAAATCGTGAACAACCACAGGCTCCGCAGCCATCTCAACGATGTATGCGGGGTGAGGACGGTACAGTTCAGCACCAAGAATCTTCGGGAAGTCGTTGTCGATAAACAACGCTTATCTCCGAAAAAACTACCTCTTAACTATACAACTCCAAAAGCCCTGTAAACTGTCTGCTGTCGCACTCTTAGCGGTTTATGGCAAGATTCAACAAGAAAACAGGTCTATCCCGTTCTAAGACATATAAAGCATGGGCAGACATGAAGGATCGCTGCTCAAACGCAAGCACTAAAGAGTCAAAGTACTATCTAGGAAAGGGTGTAACTGTGTGCGAAAGATGGTGGAATTCTTTTGAAAATTTTCTTGAAGATATGGGGGAAGCTCCAGAAGGAACATCCTTGTCTAGACACGGAGACAAAGGAAACTACGAACCTGGAAACGTTTTGTGGAAACCGCGATCAGAAAACTCTTCCGAGGCACTTAGAGGCGAGAAAAATGCTAAAGCCAAGCTGACAGAAGAACAAGTACTTTGCTTACGAGCCTTAGCAGCAGGAGCAAACCTTAAGTACTACAAAGCACCTCTAATTGGAGAAGAGTTAAACACGTCCAGGCAATCGATAAACAATATCTTGCAACGACGTACCTGGACGCATATCTAAATCTTAGTCCCTGGACTAAATTTGCGCACCATATTACGCACACCTTCACCAAGCACACCATATACAGATCCGTAATTTGGAGCGTAACGCAACGACTTACCTCTGTAACTATTACGAGCCGGCGAACCCATCTGGCCAGGGACGCCCGTATACCTTGTTTCGGTAAGCGACTGACAGTAGACGGGATAGTGATAAACCCAGGCAGCACGAGACCCGGAAGTGTCGTTCGTGGGGTTTGTCAAAGTGGGTGACTGATTTGTGGGATGGGTAACTCCACCACCGGTAATGCCACCGCCATCAATCGTGTTGTCGTTTGAGCCTGGTGTCCGGAACGGGCTATAAAGCTGGTTGTCCGGTATCTGCTCGCCGTACCAAGTATGCGTGCCAAAGTTCCTAAGACCTGGCCGTGGTCCGAAAGCAGTTTGAACAGTCGCGTTAGCAGTGCTGTATAAACCTTGTGCTCTGAAACCAACGTAAGTATCTAAAAGCCCAGAAGCGTGAGGAAGCGTATTTTCGTAGTTTGTCCAATAACCAGATACGGCAGGCGGAACGGCTCTCCACTCAGTAGTGAAATAACCGCTCAAGTTCGGAGGACCTACAGGAATACGCCCAAAGTCGGCTCCCTGATCATCAACTCCGTACCAAGTTTGAGTGAAACCTAGAGGCGTAACATATCCACTAGATACAACCAGATAAGTATCGGTTAAATCAAGATTATCACCCGTACGCTGCGGACCAGATTGAATAGGGTGATACAGATTCTTGTCGTACTTCCAATTCGTCTGCGGCGTATACACCATGATGACACTCCGAATAATTTAATTTTACTTGGTCTAAAATATTTAAGAGCTTTTGACAGGGCGAATGTCCTCGCAAATAGAGAGAGCCCTGACAATGTTTTTTGAGGATCCTGAAGCCTCTATAGCCTGTTTCTCAGGATCAATTACAGAAAGTTTGACGCACCCACGTGGGATTAAAAAAGTAATTCCTTACTTAATCAAAGCTTCTATCGTTGGCTGGATGCTCGCTACGTTTGTAAGTCCAGCAATCGAGGAGCGGTTCAAACTAACGAAGAACGAGTCAATCGCCACTTCTTTCATAATTGGATACGCCGGCATTCGGATACTGGCCGCCGCCGAACGTCTCGCAGAAAAAGAATTAGAGAGACGCGTAGGTACTAATAAAGACGACGAAATCAGCTAATAACAATCGACTCGTCGAAAGTTTCAGACTTTTCAGCAGCAGGTGCGGGCTCTTGCTCGACCGGTGTGGAAACTTCTTCTTTCTTTTGCTCAACAGAAGCTTTCCGGCGGCGATCGGTAAGTGTATGCACGGTGATAGTCCTTTTGCTTAAAGAATAGCAAGAAAAAAGCCCTCATTTCTGAGGGCCTGGCGGAACCTTGACTTTTTTAGTCTATCAAGCAGGATCCATAAAGAGCAGTTTGCTACGAAGCGCTTCAGGACCCATTTGGCTCAGATAACGCCAGGCGTTTTCGGGGCTGCGGTTCATCACTTCGCTGAACTGATTCCACTGTTGCTCAGGTTGTGCACCAGCAGTGGAGCCGCCGGCACCTGCAGGAGGAGCGGGCATGTCGTAACGGGGCTGATAAGCCTCAGCTTGCTGGTAACCGTAGGAGTTATCACCATCGATGTCCACGGGGACAACTTCAGTGAAGTAACGATCAGTGTAGTTAGCCAGGTGATCGGGATCAGTCAGGATGGTTTGCATCGCATCGTGGCGAGCAGAGAGAACATCCAGTTGCTGAGCCTGTTCCACGAGGAGATCCTCGAGGGAACAAGCGTACTGATTGAGGATACCAGGAGCCTCAATACCGAAGTGACTAACGACCTCGGCGGTTACGGGGCTTACGCTCGTTTGCGGGGCCGTAGAAGTTTGCGAGGAAGTTTGGGTCGGAGAGACGCTGGTAGGCCAGGTCTGCGCTGCCTGCTGTTCCTGGTAAGCCCAGGGTTGGGCCTGTAAATTCTGACTGCTCAGTTGAGTAGCCAGTTGCGGAGTTACCTGGTAAGGCGACTGTTGAACCTGGCTGGGGGACTGAGAGTTCACCTGCGACAGCACCCGTTCCAGGGTACCCATCGCTGCCTCCCACGGATTGCTGGGGGAGGATTGAGACGTTAACTGGTTGTACTGGCTGTTGGTAGAAGGGCCCGTAGCCGGTGCCACCTGCGACGGCGGTTGGGCTGTAGGTACCGAAGCTACCGCCGGGGTAGAGGTTTGCGCCACCCACTGCGGGTAGGCGGTTGAGCCCTGGTCCGAAGTTACCGCCGGGGCTACCGCCGGGGAGACCGGGCTCGGGATCGAAGCTTGGATCTGCTGGCTCATAGCTACCCGAGTAAGTTAGTTCTTCCGCGAGGTGGTCGAATGTCCTGTAAAGGAGCGGAGTTATGTTCAGTCTAGGATCAGCCGCAAGTGGCTGATTAGGCGCAAGTGGATGCGGCGACTGCAACATCTGGCTTAATAATACCAGAAATTGTTGCATTGCTGATTGTGTCTGTTGCACCATGCGGAAGGGGAAACCCTTCAACATTTCAGCTCGTTCAGAGTCAGTTTTCTCAGGAAAAAGGAATTTAAGAGCTTCGATGCTGTCCACACCAAGCTCTTGTAAGTTACGTACAACGATAGACTTCTGGTTTATATCGTAAGCGGTGTCTTCGTAGACATCGCCCTGATATCGGTACGTAACAGTCCGATCCCCATCTTCAGGAAGCCCGATAACTCCGGGCGGTACCTTATTTTCCTGGAGAGCTAACTGAATAGTCTGAGTAACTTTTGCCTCAAACTTGGCCAACGCGTTTTGATATTTCTCAATATTTTCTTCAGTTTGTTCTTTCGGGGGCTTGGGCTCTTTTAACCCAGCAGCCGCAATAAAGGACTCACGGAAAATAACTTCCTGGTGATAGATCATCATCTCTAAGAGACGATTGAATCCATACGTAAGGAAACTTTTGTTTTTCCGAAGAGCCGTGGCTTGAGCCCGACCCATCAAACCTTTAATTTCCGTGGCGGTAGCGCCAGCAGAAATCGAAATCTCATCCACGCCGCCTAAGGCTGTGCGGATTTCTTCGCGTAAAAGAAGGGCGTACCGGTTCATATCCCCGTTAACGGGGTCCGGCGTCATGTAACCGACTCGGTCGGACGGCTCAACGTTGGCAATAATGCGCGGAACACGCAAACCACCGCCCATGCTTGAGCCAAAAGGCTCACTTACTCGAGTCGAGGGGCTGTCGACGCCAGCAAAACCACTCTGACTGCTGATTGTGGGCCGGAAAGTGCTCTGAGCATCACTAGCTTCGACCAGATCACTCCGTGGACGCGAACTAATCAGCGTCGGATTGCCAAAAAACTCAATATTTTTGGCGATATTGCGCGTCAGCTCGTCGTGTAAGCAAATTTGCTCCATAAAAGGGTCAAATTCGCCTTCACCTTCGGTACCACTGGCGTTCGGCTTGTTTAAAACCTCAACAGCGGGGATAAAACCGAGCGTATTGGGTCTTTTTTTGGCTGGAGTAAGGACAGCACCGGGTTCTAGATCGAAACTGAGCTCGGTGTCGGTCTCAACCTCACTAATTTCATCCGCAGTAATAGTCAAACGCACGTAGCGCTTGTTCTGTCCATAAGAATTACTAGGTAAACCTAAGTTTGCGTTTTTTACCTTATAGCTATAGACGATAATGACTTCTTCTACGTTGCCGTTGACGTCGTGATACACACGATATTGGTTTTTATTAAAGAAATAAATCTGATATTTAAGCTTTGGGTCTGGACGGAAGTAGAAGAGACCGCAACCGTCGATTAAAAAGTTGCGAATAATCGCAGGAAAACGAATATCTAACTTATTTAAAGCAATTATGTCTTCTAAAAATCGTGTACGACTTTTAAAAGTATCTTGATCGCAGTAAAAAGCCAGACCCTTCTTAATCATCAGAAGAGTCATTTGCTGAAGATGGCTTAATACGACCATCGTCGAAGCTTGGTTGCTTCGATCCTGAGTGCGCGAGGCCTCTAAGATTTCAGTAAATCTTTTTCGTGTTTCGGTCGAGCTGGCCATTTATACGCACGAATGAGGAGACCCAGAAAAGGATCAGTTACGGAAAGTGCTTTCCTTAGCTTTACGAGCTTTAGCCACAGCTCGCTTACGCGTGGCAGAAGAACCAGAAATTTCTTGACCGCTAGGAGCTTTTTTGGCCTCCCGGTCGGCTGCGAACTTCTTCAGAAGCTCCGCAGGCATATTATTCGCCATCTGGGAGAAGGTACTTTTTGACTCTTTCCAGTTTAACCGCTTCCTCGGGTAAATCTCCGATGGAATAGTAGGTAATCAAATGATCCTCACGACCCAACATATCTGTACTGCCTTCATTAGGTTCAAACTCATCACACATTTTCTGAACTTCTGGCTTATCCCAGATGTAATATTCAGCTATAGAGCGCAGCTTTGTACGACGCTTATCTGAATCTCCCATCCAGCTCAGGTGCCAACCTGCGTCACGCGTACCAAAATACAAATTATCTTGGCTGGCACGCATAGAAGACAAAGTGCCTAGCTCTTTTAACTGCTTAACAGTACTTACAACGCCACAGCGCCAGTCAAATAACTCCCCCTCGGGAGACACAAGCTGTCGATCTGCACGTCCATAGTGCATCGACATACTCAGTCGCACTATTTTATCCGTGTTGTGTCGTACAGTTTCCAGTAATTCTGGGAACCGCTTGGGGTTAGCTATCTCGTCGCAGTCAGAACAAATAAAAACTGTGTCGTCAGGCATCATATGAAGCCCAACGCCTAAAGCATCTCGTTGACCCCGTTCGCGAATCCAAGGATCTGGAGCTTCCTCATAAGACGGAAGCTCAACGTGAAGAACCTGAATCTTGTCCTCGTTAAGACCGAGTTCGCGGATGGTGTCTAAACACGTAAAAGGTTTTTCCTCGCCACGATGCGTTCGATTTGCATCGGTAATTAAAAAACCGTCAACATGATCCTCTAGTGTCTTGATGCGTAACTCAAGAATTTCCCGCTCGTTAAAGTACGGAAACGCGTCGATGAGCACTAGAGTCTAATGAGCTAGCAATATGGTAGCTCAATCTCGTTCTTGTAGGTACTTTGCGACTTTGTGTTTAGCCCGCATTAACGAGCTGCCGTTATTTTGCTCCAGAATGCTCCCACCGTCAGGCTCCATTCCGGTGTACTGATCGTTGGGAGGAGCAGGTGCTTCCGGCGTGGGCGAGTAGTTGTAATCAGTCTCCTCATCATTCAAGATTTGAGCAAATGCGCTCGAGGAGGGTGCGTTTGCTTGCCGCTGTGCATCAGCAGCTTGCATGTTCATTTGGTATGCCTTAGCAAAACCAAAACCAGCTCTTGCGTAAGGATCCATTAGTAAAGAACGAAAACGCCTTGAACACTACCGCTAATCATAGCAGTACAAGCAATAGGTATTAAAGTATTACCTTCTAAGTTAACCGCAGTAGACTGCTGTCCAGGAGCATCAGATAGTTCAACAGTCAAATAATCTTTAGAGTTTTGGGATTTGGCTTCGATAAAGATAGCCCGACAAGTGGCAAAGTTTTTCCGACCTAAAGCTGGTGCCCAACCAAATCCACTCGCATAAGGCAAAGCAGCAGACTGGCTGTATACAGATCCGAAAGCGCGGATATCCATTCGAAAAGATGATTTTGTTCTAGTTTAACGCGGCTCCTGGTTTTTCTCTAAGTAACCAATCAACCTATCTAAATACCACCGGGCTTTTTTCAGGTCTTCTAAACCGTTTTTATGTCGCTCGCGAGAGACATACTTCAGTACGTTTAACTTATAACCACCTCGTATCTCTTCATCTGTCAGACACGACTCCATGTAGTCGATAGTCTCAATAGTTCCGTGGGTGTAGTGATGAGGGTGATTAACGGGATCAGGAGTGAGGCCCACGGTTGAAAGCTGCGGACCTCCTTCCAGATGATCGAAACTGCTTAACTGCATTCTTGGGTTAGACCTGGAGATACAGCAGTTTACGGTGCGTTATCGGTAGAAGTCGATTAC